CCACGAAGAGCTAATTCTTGTTTTCTTAACGTAACAAGAGGGTCTTCTTGTGGCGGAGGTGTAAGTGCTTGTGCATATTGCTCTTGTACTTCGGCTGCAATTTCGGCTGCCCTTGATGCAATTTGATCTGTTATTTGCTTCTGCATATTAGGATCTTGTTGCATCATCATCTGTTGTTCTGGTGGTATTGATGCCATAACTTCCTGTTGTGCAGTTATTTCAGACATCATAGCTATATGCTCAGATATGTGACCTTGTAATGTCATAAGTATTGAAGCATTTGATTGTGCTACAGGAGTAGAAATCATAGCTAAATGAGCTGATATATGTGCTTGATGGTTTTGTTCTGGGAATGCAGTTAACACACCCAACCTCAATGCCTCTTGATTTTCTTTTGCTGGGTTCATGGGCATTGGTTGTGGGGGAGGTTGCAATACTTGGTCTATATTTGTAACTCCTAACGCCTCGTACATTTTGCGATAGGCTTGATACATACCATTCTGCCCATGAATTTCTGGATTGCTTTGTGCTAATTGTAATTGTGTTTGAGCTAAAGCAATACGTTGTGACATTGAAAATATATTAGGATCAGAAACAGGTAATATATCTATTCTGTCATCAAAATCATTTTGTTTTATTTCTGGTGGCGCTCCTGGTACTTGATATGGATACATTGGAACACCCATAGAAAATACACGAGCTAACAATTTAAATTCTATCTTTTGTGAGTAATGAAGACGTTTATGAATAGCTGACATAACCTTCGTGCCACGCTCCATAATAGCCATAGTTGTGCCAACAGGAGCGTTGCCTTGCATCTCGCCAACTTTCATGTCAGCCATAGATGCAAAACGTCTGCCAGAATCTATTAATGTTCCCATAAGAGAATATAATGTTTGTGATGGCTCTTTAAATGGCAATGGCATGATGGCTGATCTTAAATCACCACCAACCATATCTACATCTCTAAACTCACCAGGATTAAGAGGTGTCTCATCATCCCTTATTCTAGCTCCTCTGGCTTTAAAACCTGCTGGTAGGTTAGATAGTGTACCAGCATCTATTAGTTGCCTTAGAATGGACGTAGAAGCTCTGGAAAGACCACCTATAGTATGTGTGAGACCAAAACCATAAAACCCAAGACCAGGTAGAAACTTATAATGCACAAAATAAGGCACTTTCCTACGGAGCGGATCACTTTCATTGAAATTCCGTTTGATTGATAAGACATCCCCAGTGTCCTCCATGATTGTGACGATATAGGGCATCTTCAGTCCTGTCGGCTCACCATCAGCTCCAATATCTTCAAATCCTTCGATATCTAAATCTGTGTGAACTTCATAAACCATCATCTCTTCATTCTGCGAAGAGCTACTTGTAATACCTTCTATCTCGTTAATTGTATCCTTCACTTCGTTCATAGTGTCTGAATCAGCGCCAGAACTAGGAAGGTCTATATCTCTGTAAAATCCTGATAATTGTAATTTTTTAATTTCGTTTTTATCCATACGAATGCAGTGAGTTATTCTTGTCGCAGTTGCTAGGTCTGTTGCACTGTAAGGAACGATTAAGTCCTCAGAATGCACAAACTTACTGACGGCTCTTTGCATTGTTGGATCAAAGTAAACTTTTTTAAATGCTGAACCTACAATTGGAAGATAAAATAACATTTGATCTAATTCAGGATCATATTCTTCCATCTCATAAGTTATTTGGTAATTCATATAATTTTTAACACGCTCTGCTTGAGCTGTTACTTCTGGAGTTTCTGCTCCAATGATTGAAGTCTTAACTGGTCCTCCAGCGGGTAGCATTTCACGATATGCCTGTGCCTGAAACTGTGTAACGGATTCAGCTAGTAGTGGATGTACTATTCCAGATGCTCCCTCGAAAGGCTCGGATCTATCTTCGTAACTCATACCAAGAAGTTCTAGTCCGCCTTTATATTGTTCTTCCCAATCGCTTCTTGAATTAGTGTCATCTTCTATGTTGCGTATAATTTCATTAGATATTTCTGACAAAACATCTTCATCAATATGTTCGGCTAGGTTTGCATCGAAAGGAATGGCAATAGGAGCTTCTGCTTCCATCTCCATTTCACCAACAATAGCTGATCCATCATCTAATTCTGTAACACCTTCTACCAAAGCCTCTGGTGGTAGTTTGACTAAATTAGCTTCTAATTCTGGAGCTACCGCATCTGCGATACCATTTATATTTTCGATTGCCATTTCAAATCCTATCTAATAGAAAATCCGCCACCTTTGATTGCTGCACCCATACCACGACAGCCCATTTTGCCACCTTTTGCGACACCACCATACTTCATCTTTTGAACTTTACCACCATATTCCATCATTTTAAAATCTTTGCCAGATATTACACCATCTTTATTTTTATCTAGTTTCTTTTGATTACCTATGAGTTTTTTATTTTTTTCATTTGTTTTAGCAACATTTTTACTAAAATCTTCATTCAAAATTTCTGTTTTATCTGCTTTTAAATTTTTACTCATATTACTCTCCTGTCTTTGGATTAATTATAATTGATCTAGTCATGTTTATAACTTCGCCACCGTTTTTTGCTTTAAATATTGTTGCCTTGTTTATACCCATTGTCGTTGGTTTAGTGATAGATGCGTTTTTTATATCTAAGTTAGTAGGTCTTTTCATTTTAATCTTACGAGGTTTTTTAGCTATTTTTTTTAACTTAGCCAAATCCTTACTTTCTTGATTCGCTATATTAGTAGCCATCTTTAAACCAGCTAACGTATCTCTTGATTTACTCACATTACCACCTAATCTTAACAATTTAAGTTGAACATTCTTGCCAGGATTTATCTCCTTTACTTTTGGCTCTATCTTTTTTGTTTTAGGAGTAATGCCAGTGCCAAAGTTCTTTCCAGGCACAGGTTGACCACGCCTTGCTAATTCTTGGTAAGTTCTGATTCTGTCGGCTTCGTCTGACACTATCTAATCCCCTTAAAACTACCACCACGACCTTTGATGACACCGCCCATATTCATTTTCTTTACAGCACCACCAAATCTTTTACCCATCTTCTGACCTAAATACATTTCTACTATAGCTTTTGCTTCACCTAATGTATTAGCTCCATCATCTATAGAGCCATCAGGTTGATATATTAAATAATTTGCACCGCCTTCGCCTTTATTATTATATATCTTGTGACCACCATATTCTATAGTTCCAGGCTCTCCTGCTATTCTTTTACCTTTGAGCTTTGCCACTACATAACTCCTTTGAACTTTCCACCTCTGCCTGGTACTACACCACCCATGTTCATCTTCATAGGCTTGACTTTACCACCGTCCATCATACCAACAGGCATAGACTTGGTTGTGTCCATAACTTCGCCACCCATTTCCATTCCAGATATTTCTCTTATGGCTTTTTCCATGCCTTTTTTGTTTGTCACATCAATAGGTTTTTTTGATAATTTTTTCTTTATGGTTACATTCTTTTTAGCCATTAGATCTTTAAGACCTTTTTTTAAATTACTTTGTAAATCTCCAGCCATTAGTAATACTCCATTTTTCTTCTATATCCTGGTTCAAATTCTTCATCGTCAGGTGTGGATATAAAACCACCTTGTCTGAATCTTAGTATAGCCTGTGTCATCGAATCTGCCAAGTCATCATGGTCTCCATGTGGAAAACTCGCACATTCTTCAACGACTTCCTCCGCAAAATTAGCGTCTGGTCTCCATACCATACCACTTTCAAATACTGGTGCGCAAGCATTCATCCTTGCAAACTTATCAGCACCTTTGCTCGGTGTAAAGGGTGTAACAGGAATGCCCATACGTCTAAGCTCCTGTGTTAAAGGCGTACCACTAGCTTTTTGCTCTATCAATATCATATCAGGGTCGTAAGACTCATTTAGTTCATAAGCCTTTTGCTTCAGTTCTGGAAAATCCCATCTGCCCTTTTCAGCATCAAGTAAAATAATCGCATCACCCTCACCCTCTACTGGAGTAAATATCCCCCAAGTAGTAATAGCACTAAAGTCAGCACGATCATTTTTACTGAAAGCGGTATCGTATGATTGTATGATATACGAACATGGAGGTGGTTCAGAATTATCCCAAACATTCCACCATTCCCTTTTTATTATAGCTCCTTCTTCTGCCGTTGGGTTTTGCATATACTGTGCATTCCACTTGGCTACTGGAATTGACGCTTTTACTCCGTCTAATTCCTCTCTGCTCCAATATTCGGGCCAAAGTACATTGTTTGTATCTGGAAATATTGCAGGAAACTCCACGACTTCCCATTTGTCTGCTCCTCCTTCAGCTTGCTTAGAGATAACTCTAGCTGTTAGGTCTTTAATACCCCATCTGGTCATAACAATAATGATCGAACCACCTGGTTGCAATCTTTGTCTAGGACCTGACGTATACCATTCGTAAATACTGTCCAAAGCTGTTGGACTCAAAGCATCTTGCTCTGATACTGGATCATCAATGATACATAAGTCAGCACCACGACCAGCTAACGCACCCCCAACTCCAACAGCGTAATATTCTCCGCCACCATTTGTTGACCATCTACCAGATGCCTTCGCATCACTAGCTAATTTTATATCAGGAAATATATCCCTGAAGTCATCGCTATCAATAAGGTTTTTGACCTTACGACCAAAACCTACCGCAAGTTCTGCCGTGTGCGTTGCTTGTATTATCTTTAGATCAGGTCGTCTGCCCATAAGCCACGCTGGAAACAAGTAACTCGCAAACTCTGATTTCGTATGTCTTGGTGGCATGTTTACAATTAAACGCTTGATTTTACCATCAGCTACCTTTTGCAACTTGTCTGCATATATTTTGTGATGCTTGCCCTCAATGAAGCTGGGCCAAATCTTCTTTACAAACTTTAAATAATTATCTTGACTTGTTTTTTGTTCTTCTAAAACTTTAAGACGATCAAGAAGAGGCGTAATCTTAGAAATTTCATCATCACTAAGATACTCTGCAAATTGTGATGCTGTTAACGCCTGTTCCATTATGCTGTCGCTAAGAGATTATCCAATGCTTGCATAACTCGACCACCTTCTGCATATCCAGCAACCCCACCTTTTTTCATAGATTTAGGAGCAGCAACACCTGTTAACATCTCAATTAATTTATTTATATCGCCTGTATTAAAAGTAGATGGTACAAAATCTGAGACATTACTTGTAAATGGTGAATCAACAACTGTAGGAACTGGCTCTGGTACTGGAACTGGAACGCCACCACCTATTACGTTTGGTGGCTTATCCTCTTCTTCTTTTTCTTCTTCTGGCTTTGGCTTTATTACAAATGGATTTTCATTATTATCATCACTACCCATAGGAGCATTCGGATCCATACCTTCCATTAAATTACCAAATTTATCCTTAGAACCTACGATAACATCTCCATCATAAACTGGAGTGTAACCCTTTTGAGCTATCGAATCTAAAACCCTGCCTCGTGAATAAGCAGAAAACTTATTCGCAAGAGATGTTAATGTTGGAATAGCACCTATACCCGCATTTGGAAAAGGATCTCTAAATTCTTTTGGTGCTGGTATGCCCATGCCACCAGCTTCTACCATATTTGTTGAAGGATCTGCTCTATCAGATAAAGTTAATGCAGGTTCAAAATCATCGCCTACAAAGTTTCTTGTATCTGTCGTATCAATATCATAAATTGTATCATATGTAGCTCTATCAGACCTAAGTGCATCTAAGTCAGGGTTTCTTCCAATAACATTCGTATCAATATCAAATACCGTATCAGTAGGTCCAACTCGACCTGCCATAGTTTCTAATGCAGTGTCCACAGGTTGCTGTCCTGTGCCTATATTGTCTGGTTGGAAAATATCTCTCCTGTCTATCATAGTTCCTAATGCAGTGTCAGGAATCGTAGATATATCTCTATCCAATCCTCTTTGGTTTTGCAATTGATCGAACAAAGTCTGGTTGTTTACATTCGCTAATTGATTCTGAATCTCATTGACTCTTTGTGTGTTTGCAATCGCTCTATCCATAGCAGCTAATTCTGCATCTGTAGAACCAACAACATCAGGTGTAATGGATGCTCTAACTTGAGGAACATCTGTTGTATAAGCATCGTCAACTATATCTCTTGTATTTGATGGAGTTAATGACGTTAAATCAAGTCCTGTGGCTGCCGTAACTTGATTATTCAAAGCATTTATACCTTTTTGACCCAACTCCTGTTTTGCTATTGCATTCATAAGATTGCCTCTGGTAGCAGCATTAGATAAATCAAAGTTTGATCCAACAGCATTGTTCACAGCACTTAAATAACCTTGTTTATTTTCTAATGGATTTTCTTTTATATCAGTTCCTAAGTAAGTGTTCACAAAGTCTGAAGCAGTATTTATGCCTCTATTACCATAACGACTTAATTGATCGTCTAATGCTTTTTGCCCTGCGTCTAACGTATTGAAAAGAGCAGGTCCTGTTCTGGGAGTGCCATCAGCGTTAAAACCCTTAATCGTCTGTGTTGTCAAATCTTCTCTAGCTTGTTTTAAGTTACCAGGATTGTTTGTAAAAGGCGCATATAAATCTGATCTGCCTTGCGTAATCGCATTTATCAAAGCGTCTTCAGGACCAAGAAGACTTGCGTTGTTCCCTCCTCTAAAAGCACCAGCAACATTAGGCGTAACCCTTGAGCTAAAATTAGATGCGTTTGGCATCATATTAGCAGCTTCTCTGTTTGTTAAAGAACCAGCTATATCACGATTAATGTCATCTTGAAATATATCTTCTTCTGAACCCATGATTTGTGAGTTAATTCTTGGAGCTATGTTTACGTTGTTAGAACCAGAGTCTTGAGTTGTACCTTGATTTAAAGCATTTTCAATAATGTTTTGAGCGAGTATATCATCATCTAATCCCATATTTGAACTATTGTCACCAGTGTAAACACCAGAATCATCTGTGCTGTAATCAGAAACATCGTTGTCTTCGCTAAATCCATCATCACTTGTAGCATCTACGCTACCATAATCACTGAACCCACCAAAGTCGCTGTCAGCATAACCACCGTTATAGAAATTCTGAACAGGTGTACCCATAATACCAACACCCATATTCATAGGTTGTTGCATAGGCTGTTGCATCATCGGATTCATAGGTGGCTGATTCATACCCATCATGCCCATTCCCATAGAAGGTGGCTGATTAAATATGTCAATATTCGCCATCGGATTAGGCGCTGGCATCATAGGGGATGACCCCATTGGAGGAATAGGGGTCATAGACGTTGTATTTGGCATGGATTTTAAAAAATTGTTAAAATTACCCCTGCTTTGGGCTGTTGTTTCAAAACTTACCTGTGGCGGTTGTGGTGGTACAGGTGGCGTACCCATATTTCCGCCCAGAGGTCCATTCGCCATGAAAATCTCCACAAAAAAACTAATTTATGTGGAGATGATATACGATTAATTTATTTTTGACAATAGAAAGCCCATTTCTTTGTGGCTTTGTGCTAAAATTTTAGAAACTATCTGAGAATTTGCAGAAATATCGTCTTTCATCTTCCTCATAAGAGCCTCAATCCTGTCAACATCCCATTTCGTCAACGGCTCTTCGTGTTTTTTTATGTCATCGTGCAATTCATCCATCTTATCCATGTTCTTACACAAATATTTCGCTGATAAAACTACAGATATTGGAACTGGCTTCGTTCCATGCTCATAATGATTCCACATCCTATGACTTAATCCTAATTTCTTCGCCATGTTTACCTGACTTATTCCTAATTGATTGCGGTAATTCAACATTTCGTTGTTTTTTACCTTCGCATAGCTGTTTTCATTACGTTTCATTGGCTAACTCCTCTAATAAATTCATTTTTACTAAGTCTTCTACAAATTCTTCCTTCGTTCCAAACCTAATCGGCTTGTAAGCATAGTTGCAAATGTCCATAGCGTTGTCCTTCAACCACTTAGTCTCTGAATCACTCTTGCTTATACCCATAAAATCCAAAACACCCATGATGTCATCAGACTCAAACGTCCTCTTCCTTCCGTAGCTTAATCTATATCTAGGCATAATGCCCTCCTAACATACAAGATGTAGCAATGAATACCAAAAAGTGCAAGATTTTTTTTATAAAATTTTTTTTGGAGGTCGTTTTTGAAATTGATGGGGGTCGTTTGAGGGGAACACGGTTTAGAACTTTTTTGATTGTTTGTATATATATTTTGGTGGTGTATAGGGTGTATATCCCCGATTTATATAGTAAAATCAATAACTTAGATAA